GTGCTATGCGTGACTTCCTCAACATCATGCAGGAACACGGCTATTACAAAGAGGAACTGTGGAGCAAGACCGATTACACCTATACCTTTGAGACTGGCAGCAGACTGGAGTTCTTCTCAGCCGATCAGCCGAGCAAAGTCCGTGGCCCTCGCCGTGACAGACTGTTCTGTAACGAGGTGAACAACATTGCACAGGAATCATGGGACCAACTGCTTATCCGTACCAAAGAGTTCGCTATCGCCGATTGGAACCCTGTCAGTGAGTTCTTCATGTACTCTGATTACATCGGCGTGCGTAAAGACGTTGACTTCATCATCCTGACCTACAAGGATAACGAAGCCCTATCAGCCGACATCGTTGGTGAGATTGAAGCCCGTAAAGGTAATAAGAACTGGTGGGCAGTCTATGGTCTTGGACAACTTGGCGAAGCTGAAGGTCGTATCTACAACGACTGGAAGATTGTCAGCGACATCCCACACGAGGCACGACTAGAGCGCCGTGGGCTCGACTTCGGCTATACGAACGACCCGAGCGCCGTTATCGACATCTACTACTACAACGGCGGATACATCCTAGACGAACGAGTCTACCGTAAGTCACTATCCAACAAGCAGATAGCCGACATGATCAACAACCTGGAGAAACCCCAAACGCTTGTCGTCGCTGACTCGGCCGAACCCAAGAGCATTGACGAGCTAAGACTCTACGGCATTGGCGCACTACCAGCCCAGAAAGGCCCCGGTTCAATCCTGCAGGGTATCCAGTACGTCCAAGACCAGAAGATAAGCGTCACTAAACGCTCAATCAACCTACTCAAAGAATACCGAAACTATTTATGGCAAACCGACAAGGAGGGGAGAACCATCAACGTACCCGAGGGTGGCTTTGACCACGCCCTAGACGCTATTCGTTACGGTTTAGAAAGCTTACGACCAAGTGTAAAGAAACAACAGCAATCAAGCGGCAACATAACAAGTCTCTGGAATTAAGGAGTAATCGTGCAGTACGGCAATAAAGAAACAACCAAACTACTAGATGATGACGGTTCGACAGTCACTAAGCACGAAACCTTTCGAGCAGGAGTAGTCACCGGAGCAGTCAAAGAACGCTTCGCTATCCGTCACCGCACCGAGAAGACCGACCTCGAATCACTTACCACGATAGTCAAGCAACTCTTATCAGACCCAGCCAAACTAGACGCTGAGTTGAAGCTTGAGAAGACTAGAAGCGGCGAACAGGACGGCTATTATCACATCGTCGAATGTTACACGACAATCAGCTACCTGTAGGTTTCACGCCCTAAACGTGTTATAATACAGACAGCGAAGCCACCTAGATAAAGAGAGGCACTTTTGCAGAAAGTCTCTCTTATTCTTTGGCCTACTCTTATCTGACCCCAGAAAATATCTTCGACAAGTACGAAGACGCACGGAAATACACTTGGCTGCTCAGCGAACCTTTCATTGAGTTCCAGCGCATTGCTCGCAACCGTCCCTCTGACGCTATCGACAAAGCATACCCAAAGACTACTGACGGCACGACTGCTTCTATAGTTCAGAAGACTCCTCGACGAATCATCCAGCAACTCCCCACTGGCACGGTTAAGTCTGACAAAGACAACGACTACATGCCGATTGTTGCTAACTTTATCCTCAACCACCGCATCATTCCGTTCGCCAACGAAGACTACGCCCTACTAGAGAAGTCACAACTGATGATCGAGAAGGGTCTGACCTTTGGTGCCAGCTCATCCTACACCCCATTTGTAAACCACGCCGGCGAGTTCACGCCTGATATGACACTTCCTTACTGGGGTGATGTCTTCTTACAACGTGGTAAGCGCTCTGGCCCTGCCTGTGACTTCGTGTTCGTCCGAGCATGGTGGAACAAATCTGACATCGATTCCTTGATTGATTAAGAAACAACCCTGATTGCCAAAGCTAAGAAGCGTGGCGATAAGTACGAACCAACGTGGGACATCGTAGCCCTCAAGCAAATCCGTGACGCCTCAAACGCTAAAGACCAGCAAGCCCGCACACCTGATGAGAACGAACGCGGCACATCCCCTGAAGGTATTGAGATTGTTACTGGCTTCCAAAAGGGTGTCGGTGCTAAGTTCTACACCTTCAACCCTGAGAAAGAAGTCATTGTCCGCACTAAGGTCAACAAAGACCCCCGTGGCAAGTATCCTATCGACTGGTTCTATGGTGGCATTGACGGCAACAACCCATTAGGTCGAGGTATCGTCGAACTCGTCGGTGGACTACAGAACCTTATCGACTCCGACATGCAAGCCTACCAGTACAACCGTGCTCTCGCCTTACAACCTCCCGTTATCAAGTACGGGAACATTGGCGACTTCAAGTTCTCGCCTAACGTCGTCATCGACGCCCAGAACGACCCGACTGCGAAGATTATCCCCCTGAACATCGACACCAGCGCCCTTGTGAACTACCCAAGCTTATACGGCTTGCAGAAATCACAATTACTCTACCTCGTTAGTAGCCCCGACGGTGCCGGTATTGGTTCGAGTGCTGGCAACCCTAGCATGTCTAAGACCTCTCAAGGTGTTCAGCTTACCCAGTCAATTCTATCCGTAGATGATAACGCTATCCGCAAGCGATTCGAGTCATGGTTCCGTGATTGGTGTGAGACAGCTATTAACCTGTACTTCGCAGAACGCTCAGGCAAAGAAGAACTACAACTCGACACCCCGACCGCCAAGCGATTGCGTGAGTTACCCGGCTTTGACCAAACTCTCATCTCACACGATAACCAGATACTGATTGACTACGACACAGCAACCCCGGCTCTTAAGTACTACGTTGACCCCGGTACATCTTCAGTCGCCGATAAGACTGCTCAAGTAACTGACGCTACCAACCTCATCGAGTTAGTGATGAAGTTCCCAATCCTTAACAAGACCTTTGGCGGACCGATAGACATAGACGTGTTAGCTCGCCGTATCGTTATCAACTCTGGCATTGATGACCCCGAACAAGTCGCACCAGAGCCTACGCCTGCCGAGATGGAGTCCAAGAAACTTCAAGCCAACAAGGTCAGTCCATTCAGTCCGTTCTTCGACAAGCCTGCTATTAAAATCGACTGGGCACAACTACCGCCAACCGCACAACTCGACCTACTCCACAACGCCGGTTCTACAACCGTTACTATGCAAGACTTACTCAACGGTCCTGTCGCCAACATCAACGGGCGTGGCAACACCGCTCTCGACAAGCCTCTCGACGACCCCGGACAGCTTATGCCTGGCGGTCAATCAACACCTCAAGGCATGGGTCAAACCTCACCTATTAACATCGAAGCCATCTACAAAGCAACGACCGACCCGACAGTTAAAGCACAGATTGAAGCAATGGCTGGACTCCGACCAAGTGTTGACCACGCAGTAAATGGCTTGAACCTTACTCCCCCAGCAGCTATGCAACCCCAAGACATGAACGCCCAACCTCAACAGACTCAAACCCCACAAGCTCAACAGTCTCAACAGACTCAGGCACCTCAACAGGAATCACAGGCTCCCCAAGCTCCCCAGATAAACCACCAAGACATGATAATCATGCAGCAGTTAAAGCATCTCGGCGTATCAGACGCCGGTATTCAGCAGGCCATGCAAATGCTTGAACAGGGAGCCAACGAACACCAAGTCATGCAAATGCTCACGGGAGGTAAGTAATGGAAGACATGTACCCCAACGACGGCGAACTCTACGTCGCTCGACCACCAATCGCCCAACTAAAGAGTCAGAACGAGAAGCGTGACGCAACCTTAGCGCAGCTTCCTCTTATAAAGGAGATTGTCGAACGCCTAGACGACCGCATAGCCGCTACTGATTCAGTTAAACAAGCTCTTATCGTAGCCGAGACTTACGAGATTACAAAGGACGACGCCCTGATTGTCCTCGACCTTGTACGCCAGCAGTTAGAGACGGAAAGGGGTTACCTGATTGGTCGAATAGACAGCGTGTAGGTGTGTTGTGACGGGGTGACCAAAATAGCCGCCCCATCAGAGCCTATCTACCAGCTCTCACTCCGTCGGTGTTTAGACGTTAAACAAAGGGGAAACAATGTCGAAAGACAACCAAGCCGTAAACGATCAGGTAGTTGCAGACACTACCGCAGCTGATTCGGCAGCAGCAGAAAACCTAGAGTCTGAAGTAGCTGAAGAAGACGTCGATACGTCAGGATATGACGAAGAAGGCGACCTCACTCCTCGGCCAGAAACAGAAACAGAGACTGAAGCCGATAAAACGGAATCAGAATCAGACGAAACAGAAACCGAAACACAGCCGCAACAAGGTGATAAACCACTAAGTCCTAAAG